AGCCGAAGAGGGCAATGAGCAACAATTCCAAGAATATACCGGAGTAGGTCCAAATATTAAGGTAGGTGGGTTAACATTATTTCAGGCTGTAAGAAAAGGTTTAGGTTTAGAAGCACAACCGGCTCAGCCTGTTGCTCAACAACCTGCACCTCAACAACCTGCACTGCAAAAACCAGTTAAGCAAAAAACACAAGTACAACCTGTTGCACCTGCGCCGACTCAACAATCTGTAGCAGAAGATTATGAAAAAATCATGTCTCAACTAATAGAAAATATTATTAAAAATGAATTTAGAAGAACTTAAAAAATTAGCAGGTGTTCAATTTTCTAAATCTGACAATTCGGCAATGCCTAATCTTAGCTATACAGGAATGGAAAAAGCCGAATTGATGCGTAAACACAACATTAAACCCGGTACAGAAGAATGGTTTCGATTGTGGTTTAGCAGACCATATCTCACGAACACTTCACCGTTAGATCCTAAGTTTAAAAAAGATTAATTTTACCTAACTGGTGATAAATAAACATATGAGATACTATGTTTATGCTTATTTGCGAAATAACGGAACTCCATACTACATAGGAAAAGGCACAGGAAATAGGGCCTGGTCTAAAGGTAAAGGAGAAGTCGGAAAACCTAAAGAGCTCCGCAGAATTACAATTATAGAAAGAAATCTTACATTAACCGGAAGTCTTGCGATTGAGCGTCAACTAATTCGATGGTATGGAAGAATAGATTTAGGAACAGGTATATTACGAAATCAAACTGATGGAGGCGACGGTGGTAAAGGAGCATCAAAAGGTAATAAATTATCCGAAGAAACAAAAAAGAAAATTTCCTTAGCAAGAGTAGGAAAAAAACAAAAACCTATGAATGAAGAATCTAAAAAGAAACTCTCCGAATCATTAAGAGGTAAAAATTTAGGAAAAAAACGTACAGAAGAAGTTAAAAAGAAAATTTCTGAAATACTAAAAAGAAGAAAAAGACTTCCTGTCTCTGACGAAACCAAGCAAAAAATAAGAGAACACAATTTAGGAAAAATTTTAGGACCAATGAACGAAAATCATAAAAGAAAAATTTCACAAGCTCTTAAAGGAAGAGAAAGAACTAAAGACCATAGTGAAAAAATTTCTAAGGCATTGAAGGGGAGAACTCCGAATACAGGCGAAAGAGAAAGATATTTAAAAGCAATGGAGGACGGAAAATCAACTTGTCCACATTGTGGAATAACTGCTAATAAAGGAAATTATAATAGGTGGCACGGAAATAATTGTAAATTGGCATTAAACATAAAATTATCATAAAATATAACCTAACGGAAACAAGAAAAAATCAATAAATAATATATTATGAATCAACAGCCGACACCTTTACAACAATTAGCAAAGATTGCGTTTGCTAGTGAATTCAGCTTTTATCTTAAGGCACATAACTTCCATTGGAATGTAACTGGATCCGACTTTTTACAGTATCACGACTTATTTGGTAAAATTTATTCAGAAGTTTATGATAGTATCGATGACTTTGCTGAAAAAATTCGCAGTTTAGGCACATATGTTCCAGCAAGCTTTACAAGATTTAATATGTTGACACAGATTGATGACGAAACAGAAATCTTGTCAAAAGATCAAATGATCTACGAACTGTACTTAGACAATAAAAAAATGCTAGTTATTCTTAAAAAATTGTTTGATGTAAGTGAACAATTCCACGAGCACGGATTCAGTGATTTTATTGCAGCAAGAATGGATGCACATAAAAAACACGGATGGATGATGCGTTCTAGTTTAAAAAATGATTGAACAATTATGAGAGCAAACGAATTTATTGTTGAACGTAAAGGCGGTAAAATGACTAAACGTCAACAAAATCCTACTAGAGGCGTTAACAAGTATACAGACGCCGATCGCTGGAATAGTGATTATAAGCTATACAGATTAGGATTGGCGTTGGCCGGAACTGATGGCAAAAACATACAAGACATGGACGAGGAAAGCTGGATAGGACGATATAAAAGCTTGCATCCGTACAGTGAAAAAGAACAAGATATGATTGACCTTGCTGCTAAAGTAGCAGGTGTAAATATAGTTGATGTAAATCACGGTGATATGCGTAGTATGGAAACAGACGACACATATACAACCAGCCCTGTAGCCAATTGGAATAAAAGAAAATGACTAAAGAATTTAAAAAAATCTATAATCATAGCGAAACACGTTACATCTTAGAAACAACTTCTGGTGCAACTGGATCATCTGCTATAGGTGCAACTCCTGGCAATTTATTAAGAGAATTACAACGTAGAATATCGGAACTTAAAGATACAGTCAAGGTTCCTACAGCTAAACCACGTAATCCAACGGGTATGGGTAGTACTCCTGGACGCGGAACACAAAAACATCAACCTAATCAAAGACAGAAATCTAGAGATGATAAAAAGCTAAACGGAGAAGGTGTTTTAGAAGACGAGGATGCTATTAAGGCATTTCTTTCTAAAGGCGGACAAGTTCAACAAGGAAGATATCACAAACCTCGTAAAAGCGAAAAAACTAACTACGGAAGCAGGCATATTGGCACAGGCAAAAGTGGTGATATTAGCGGAGTAGCCGCTAATACAAGACCTGATTCAAAACCTGTGGTATCTGTTGAGAATGATCAAGAACAAGATCATGAGATCAGTATGGCTAGCAGCGAACTACAAAGTATTACTAAAGATGCTGCTCAACTACTAGATATGGTTAGACAGAAAAGCGAAGAGGAAGGACTAGAAGCTTGGCAGCAAAGTAAAATTACTAAGGCCGCAGACTTTATGAACAGCGTCCTACAAAGTCTATCAGGCGACGAACAAGGTGTGGCGGAAGGATCAGGTCCACAAAAAGGCGATCCCGTATATTACGGTAGTAGATTAGTTGGATGGTTCTTGGGTTATAGCAAATACGGTAAGGTAATAACTGAGCCTAACTATGACGAAATGGGAGACGAATACGCAAATCGTAATGTTTATTGGGACAAAGATGCTGTTACTATTAAGTCCGATAAGCAAGGTGTGGCGGAAGCAGACACAAAACCAGGGTGGATGTTAAGACAGATGGCAAAAGCCCCCGCAGGTTCACCTAACCGCGCTGCGTTTGACAAAATTGCAAATAAACAAGCAGCAATGGCTGCATTGAAACAACCTTCTAAAAAGAAAGAAGAAGGTGTAGTAGAGGTATTTAAAGAACCCTCTAAATATGAAATCTATGATACACAAACAAACAAAACAAAAGAAATAAATGGAGTTGTTATTCCACCGATTACAGCGACCGATCTAAGAGATGCTGCAATCAAAGCAGACGATTATCTAGAATCTCAAGGAATATCTGGTAGAGGTCTAAGAGTTAGATCGGTTCGGCCGCAAGGTGTAGCGGAAGGTTATAGTGAATTAGACGAGCTAAAAGACAAACTAAGTAGTGTAATGATCAAGGCCTATAACCAAGCTAACTCAAGAGATGAAATCATTGACATTGCTAAACCCATTGCCATAGAAATTGCCAAAAGAATGGGGTTAAAACCCAATGATGAAGAATTTAAAATTGCATGGAGTTCAGTATTGGGCGATTATGATCTAGACACTAACTTTGGCGATCATCACAGTCCAGCAGATGATTACACTGCACAAAGAAGGCAAGATGCCGAAGATCAATTTTGGCAACGTGAAAATAGAGAGAAGAGTGTGGCAGAAGCGCATCCAAACAGTAAAATCTATGATAAGTGCTGGACTGGTTATCGTAAAGTACCCGGCAAGAAACGCGGAGAAGATGGTTCTTGTAAAAAAATTGGCGAGGATGCTTATTTAGAATCTCTTGAATCTAAACTTGAAGAACTAAAAAAAAAGTAAGTGAAAAGCTAACTGTTAACGATTCTCCAGAAGAATGGGATGCGGTGTTCCAAGCTGCTAACCCTGCTCAATATCCTCAGTTTAGAAATAAAACCCCGGAGAAAAAACAAAGAATGGCTTGGTCTGCTAGAAAACACGCAATAGAGAAAAAATGATTATCGACGATGATGTTTCTGCTTGGTACAAATTTCCACAACATCATAATTGGTTCAATAAACTTTGGTTAAGCGAACAACTTGGATACATTTGCGGACCTGGTGGAGTTCCTGTTCCTATTCTTAATAACTACGTAGTAAGACCTATCTACAACTTAAGAGGTATGGGTCTTAATGCTTCTATACAAAAATTAGATCCCTCCGATTTAACCAGCGTACCGCCTGGATATTTTTGGTGTGAGCAATTTAAAGGTAATCAATACAGCATTGATTACAAATGGCAAAATAACAAATGGGAACAAATTTCTGCAATGCAAGGAATTAACGACCAAAACCAATTGTATAAATTTAGTAAGTGGATTAAAACTAATAAAAAAATAAACTTACCTATATTGTTACATTTCCTATCCGATTGTGAATACATAAATGTTGAATTTATAGAAGACAAAATTATAGAAGTTCATTTAAGAGTATCGCCAGATCCTACATCTTATCAAGAATTAATTCCAGTATGGCAAGGAGACGAAATCAATATTCCAAATGGGTATACTTGGATCGAATCTAAAGACGATGCTGATAATCTATTACCTCAGGCTAGATTGGGCTTCTACGCAAAATAAAATTTGTGTTTTATCAACTAAACAGCTATAATTAATAATAAAGGAGAAAATATGAGCAAATCATATGGTGCCCCAGAACAGGCCAAAATTAAACAAATTGTGTCTGAGGGCGTGACTGTAATGCAGGAGATTCAAGATCTTACAGAAGGTCTGAACGAAACTATTAAAGCAGTGGCAGAAGAACTAGATGTTAAACCTAGTGTCATTCGTAAAGCAATCCGTATTGCACTTAAAGATCAATGGGATCAAGTATTCCGCGAATTTGATGATCTTGAAACTATTGTAGATATCAGCGGACACGCTAATATAAGAAAGGACGATTAATATGAGTTATTGGGGATATCATTTAATGCTCGACTGTTCAGGTTGTAACGATAACATTAAAAGTCGAGATCAAATTTATAATTTTGTAAAAGAATTGATAGAACGTATAGATATGAAAGCACACGGCGAACCAATTATTGAATATCTACTACCCGGAGAAGATAAAGCAGGTTACAGCCTAATGCAACTTATTACAACTAGTAACATTTGTGCACACTTTGTAGAACCAAATAGTACAGCATATCTTGATGTGTTTAGTTGTAAAGAATTTGATAC